GAATCTACTTTTACAACATCATCAGTTGCTACAGTAATTATAGTTTCAGCAGAAGCATTAAGTCCTGAAATAAAAGCTACCTTTACTTCAATGTCGTCTGTGTTTGTTATATTTGGTACTGCCATATTATCCTCTCTTTAAAATATCATTGATAAGGCTATTGATTTTCCTACACTAACTGCACCACTTGTTGTTAGTTGTCCACTTGAAGCCGACAACCCTGAACCTGCTATTGCTGATACAAAATCTGCAACAGATTCTTTGTTCATATTACCTGTTCCTCCTCCGTCAAGGAAAAGAACATAGTCACTTGCTACTGCTATGGTATCTTCTGTAGCTAGTTGTGGAGAAAGTTCTACGAAATTATCTAACCCTACTTTCTTAAGAACACCTCCGTCAGAGTAGAGTAATTCGTCTGCTGCTACAAGTCCTGATGTTATTTCAGTTTGTCCTGAAATAGTATCATCAGCTAAGTGTTCGTTACTTACAGCATCGTCTGCAATCTTAGTTGCATCTACTGCATCAGCTCCTATTAAAGCAGTAGTAACTGCTCCGTCTGCAATTGCTGCAGAAACTACTGCATCATCTGCTATATGTTCACTACCTATAGCATCATCTGCAATTTTAGCTCCTGTTACTGCATCTGCTGCAATCTCTGCTGTTACTACTCCACCATCTTTAATAGTTATAGTACCACTAGATGCTGCAAAGTTATCAGAACTAAACTGAGCCACACCTTTAGCAGATGTACTTGCATCATCTCCTGCTACAGTTATTGTAGTTCCTGACACAGATGATGTTAATCCTGAACCACCAGCTACAGTAAAGTCTGCACTACCTGCTGTATCAGAAGCTGTATTAGTATCATCAGCAGTTATTGTAACTCCTGTAATATCTCCATCTCCTGTACCTCCTCCTATATCTGACAATACTTGAGTTCCTGTTCTGTAATCTACATTTCCACTTCCGTCTAATACTAAAAACTTATCTGTATCAGTACCTGCTGCAGCTACATTTCCTAAAGTTAATGAACCTGCTACACTTAGATTAGAATCAGATGCTGTAGAGTTAGGAGTTACAGTAATATGTGTTCCATATGAGCCACCTATATAGCTTGCCCATGTCATAGTACCACCATCTGCTACTTGTATTCTCCATTTATCTGCATTGTCATCGCCTTGATCTGCAAACATATATAGTATAGCTGCCGATCCGTCATCTTCAGATTTAATAGTAAAGTCATCTACTGCCATAGTAACTGTACTTGTTTCTATATCAAAAGAAGTAGCTCCTGCTGTTGAGGAACTAATAGACCATACCTTAGTTAAAGTACCTGATTTCATTACATCAAATTGTATTTCTCCATCTTCAGTATTTCCACTACTAGTTACATCTTTAGCAACTACAGTCATACGAGCAAACTCATGTATCACATCTGCATCATTCATCATTTCAAATGATAAATATATTTCGTCATTATCTTGACCTGTTCTCATTCTATTAGCAAATGTTGCTACTTTATTACTAGCAGTATTAGCATTGTTAGCAACAAGTAAGCCACCTTGTGTTGCACCTGTTGCATTTCTTATATCTACTTCTGCAAAACTTTGTCTTGTCTTTCCTCTTAAATATCTTATTGATGATCCTGATGTAATTTTTACATCATGACCATAATAAGCACCTGTAGAATCAGGTTCTTGTGTTGTTGTTATTTCCCAATAGCCGTCAGCCCAGGAACTATCTCCTGTAGTAACTGAACTACCTACTGTAGTAGTTGATCCTTGTTCATATAACTGAACTGTTGCTCCATCTACGGCAGTTCCGTCATCTTTGAACAACCAACCTGAATATTGTATTGTTGCCATTTATCTTCCTCCTGATCCTAGTCTAGAGTGATCTTTGTAGTTAAGTGCCTCCTCTACAAAATGATCTACATTATTTAAAATATCACTTTCATCAATAAAAATCAATGTGATTCCTTCTCCTGCCATTTGGGCTCTTATAAGCCTGTCATTCTGAATTGGAATCAAACCCATTCCATAGTGATAATACTCACCTTGCACATTTATTGCAAGGTCTGGAGGATTGTAAAAGTAAAAATCTAATACTGCTCCTCCTTTAAACAATCTTCCTCCTAATAAAGAAGATTGATAAGAAAAGTCTGTGCCTTCTGTCTTGTTAAATTCTTCAGTTAACGACCTGTAAACTAAGTACTCTGGTAAACTGCCTGGCCATCCTTCGGGTATTTGCTGTTGTAAATTTTGTGTTGTCATATCACGGCTCAGTTAATAGTAATTGTGTAGTACCTCTTTCATCAAAGGCAGTTTCTTCTAATCCTTGAGCAGAAGTTATATCAACATAATAATTTCTGTTAGTCGTACTGTCATCTCTGTATGTAAACTCTAGTAAAGTATTGCTTTGTATAGCAGATAATATAGATGATCTCATTGCTTTGGCAGAGTTACCTTTATATCCTTTATTCAAATCTACATTAACAGCCCATCCAAATTTAGTGTTTAATTTTTTTCTATATTCTAAAGTTAAACTAATTAAATCAGGAGAAGCATTTGTTGTGTTAGTAGCAAGAGTTATTTTAAATTGTATTGATCTAAATGCAGTACCTGCATTACTTCCAAAAGTATATGTTGTTATTCCGTTAGTAGTAATAGTACCCATAGTAGTATAAGTTTCGTCATAATCTAATGCATATTCAATTTTAATAGTTTGATTTGAATTACAAGTAGCTGTTTCTGCTTTAAGTTTTAATGCTAGTTTATCTACTTCTACTTGATCTGCACTAAACCAAGGAGTGTAATGTATACCATCTACAGAATCTTCGTAACTATAATTAACTACTTGTGTAGGATTAATAACATCTGATTGTAATTGTTGATAATATAAATCTCCGTCAAATCCCCAATATAATCTATAAGGATTAGTTGAAGTTAAAGTTCCACCTACATCAGACACAAAACCTGCTGTAATTTTTTTGCCTTGATCGTTTCCTGATGCTGCCCATTTAACTTCCCATCCTGATTCGTTATATCCTAGTACACTACTAAATCCTGTACTCGCATCTATAACAGGCGACTCTCCTGTAGCAAATAAATCTACTGAAGTAGGAGCTAGTGTTCCATCTACCATTGCAATTAAATCATTATGTGTTCCCATTAATTTTGTTATAGTACCTCTATAATCAGAAGGTAATCCATGATCTCTATCGGGCCCAACTATAGAAACAACAGCAGAATTAGTTCCATTAATATATTTGTATATTCCTAATCCTGCAGGAATATACACAGAATCTCTCCATCTAGTAGAGCCTTTACCATTCTCATTATGAAATGGTAAAGCTAATTGTGTTTCAACCCATAAAGCATTAGCTGAATCATGGGCATACAATCCTTCTTTAGTCATAGCATACAAGATAGGATCGCCACTAGAATTTCTTGCTACAAATAAATCAGTTACATGGCCATCAGGTAAGGGTAACTTAGCATCATTTGTTTCAGAACCTAATGATGAGGCATACCATAATTGTCCTGTATTACTTATTCCCCATAATTTGTCATTCCAAAATGCAAGAAACTTTGTATCTGCTGTATCATCGGTAAAACTACCAGCATCAGAAGTATAAGTATATCCTCCTGTGTGAGCTATAACTAGATACAATGTGCCTCCTATTCTTACTTCTATAGCATCTGTTGCTCTACTAGGCAAGGTATCTAATGCAGAACTAAATGAATCTGATCCTGCATTGTATTTGTATACTTTTTGGTTTGACCATATTCCATACAAATTACCATTAAACTCTTGCAAAACATCTAAAGTTTCTCCTGAAGCATCTGAGTTACTTACTGAAGTACTTTTCGCAGGTAATACTAGGTGCCTTTTGTAGCGAAGGCTACAGGTACTGAACCAAGAACGATCTACATCTGTAGCTCCTTCCATTCTCTCTACACCTATACCACCCCTGAAGTCAGACCAAGATATTACACTAGCTCTGGCTTGCGAATCACGAGTGGTATCGCCAATAACAACCTTTGCAGGGTAAATGGAGGCAAGTACCGTTTGCACAGGTCTAGTTATTGGATAATAATTTCCATTAAGAAACACTTCATTTTTCTTAATAACCTTATTGGCCATTATCTCACCATTCTTACATTAGTAAGAAATGGCATAGCATTTCTAGCTTCTGCTGCTTTGTTATGCCAAAATCCTGCAAGTGTTCTCATACCATCTGTATCTAATTCTTGTCTTATAGATCCTGCTTGTGCTGCTAAAGCTGTAGCATATGCTGTTACAAATCTTTCGGGAACTTCTGTAGTATCTGAGTCTGAACTTAATTCAGCAGGCTTATCTCCACCTACTATTTTAAGTAATCTATAAGAAGCCAATGCCCTACCTCTATCTGACAATACTAAGTCAGCAGTACTAGCTCCTTGTAATGTACCTTCTTTATCTATTCTCCAAGTATCTCTTGGTAATTTTTCCCATGTTGCAGTATCATTTTTAACTGCTTTAATGTCATCTAAATAAACTACACAAGCTCCTAAATCAGAATCATATTCAAATCTTATTTGAGTAATAGCTGTGTTATCTTCAGGATTACTTAATGCAACTCTACAATATTTCCAGGTATCTGCTGTTAATGCAGGTACATCTAATGATTCTTCAATTCCACCTGCATCTACTAAATGTAGTTTCAAATTACCTGCTGATGTAGCAACTGTAGACTTAATCCAAAATTCTATGTAATCATATTTTTCTAAATTAACTGTAGTAATAGTATCTGAAGCAGTATCTCCTGCTGAAGCACCATCTGCAATTACTATTTTATTAGAAGCAGATCCTGTTTTATACTCTTCTGTATTTGCTGTTATAGTAAAATCAGAATCAACTGATTCATCAAATGCTGTATTACAATTGTGTAATTCTTTCACAGTAAATTTATCTCTGTAATAAATATCTTGTATCATTTCTATTCCACTAGGAATTTCCCACCTGGCATTTATTCTATCTGTATGTAAGCCAAGATTTTCTACAGGATCATAAACTCTTCCTGTTATTTCCCACATAGATTGATTAATATATTCATCTATAACATCAGGGTCAAATCCATTTTCCCATAATTCATAAGTTACACTACTAGCAACTGTACCACCCATTTGAGCAAATGTCATAGTACCTGTAGAAGCTGTATAATCTGTTATTCTATGTGTAGTTCCATCGTAAGTTCCTGAAGTAAGTCGAATATAACTTCCATTATATTCATCATCTCCTCCAAATAGTTTTGTGTCACGGGCAGTAGTATTAGTACCTGTTGCAGTAGTAGTGCCTGTTACCATCTTGCCTAGGTTTCTGCCTACTGCTTTTCTTAAATCTTCTAATGTTTTATTTTGTGTTATTGCCATAATTTATTTCTTCTTTCTTTTCATAGCTTTTTTCTTTTTAGGTGGTCGCCCTCTTTTACTTCCGTATGTACCTTTACCCATTGGTGGCATTTTTTTTCTCCTTCTTTGCTTTGTTAACTTGAGCTTCGCCCATAATTTTAATCTGTTCTTTTAAATTTTTATTCTCACGAACTAGAGCTTTGTTTATAACCTTAAGTCTTAACAAAGGATCTTCGTTCATAGCTTCTGCTATGTCACTTTGTAGTACAACTACATTATCATCGATTTGCCCTTGCTTTCCGTTTAAATTTTCTGTTAAGTTTTTTTCTATCAATTTTTGTTCCTCCAAAATATATTTTTCCCGTAGTACTTTCGTTTCTTTTTTCTTTATTTATTCTTATTTCATCTAGTATTTTTCCTGCTTCTTTCCTTTCATCCCTGGTTATTAATTTCTTTTTACCTTGTTCTCTTACATTTACAAGCCATGTTTCATGTGCTTCTCCTATCATAGTTTCGATAGCATTGTGTGAATAAGGATCACTAGGGGTAAAAGGTACATTATGTAATACCGATCTTCTTTCTGTAACTGTGTCATAGAAACTAAATGATAAGGATTTAATACTACCTGTTCCGTATTCACCTATAAGGGTAACACCTACAGGTAGTATTAATCTTCTATCGTAAGTTTCTGATCCTACGACTTGCATAATTATTACGGAGCTATGTTTAAGTCAATTAATGCATAGTCTGTAGCAACTGAAGCTATCAACATCTGATGTCCAATTTCTTGTTCGTTTTCACCTGAACCATCTCTGTCTAAGTCTTCAAAGCCACCTGCAGTTGATGCACCACCAACTCTTACAGCCTCTCCTATTGTACCTGCTGCATTACAAAGAACTGATGCAGGCCCCCATGTTTGTAACCATCCATAGTAGTCAGAAGTTAAAGCTCTAGGAGCTACTCCTACTGCTATGTTAGATACAGTTGTTGGGGAAATAATAACATTGCTATACGGGTTTACTGCTAAACCTACTAAAGTATTACCATTAGTAACAGCAGTTACAGTACCATCTTCTTCATCAAGAGTAATGACACAAGTGCCACTAGAATCTCCTGCTTCATTAGATTTAATCTTGTAAATTGAACCTTCACCTGTACCATCATTTACATAGATGTAACCATCTTTGTATTGATTTTCAGTTGCTGCAGTTCCTCCAAGAGTTACTGTTAATGATGTGACACCTGCTGCTGCAGTAGCAATAGCTAAGTCCATATCATGGTTAGCTATACCTGCAGGAGCCTGTACTATAGCACCTGCTGCTATATTAGAGCCACCTACTTCACAGTATCTAAATACTCTTCCATCATCAAAAGTCATTCTAGTACCTAGCTTGTGCTTTTGACCTGAAGTCTGTACTTTTTCCCACCCATATTTTCCGTGGATTGTATTTGGAAAAGACATAATCTTTCCTCCTATTTAATTTTACGAGTTTCTTATACACCTCGTCTTTAACCGATTAATAAAAAGTCGTATGAGCTCGGTCAAAGATTACACTCATACTAAAGAAGGAGAGGTTAGATAGAGGATTTCTTCTCTACCTTTACCTCTTCCTTTACTTTTTCTTGTTTAGGTTTACATACACACTTGTCACCTTTGGCTTCAAGTCTGCATTTGTTATCCCATGCTATAGGAAATAAACCTATAGCTCCTCGTCTTTGCTGTGTGGCTGCATCGCTTGGTTGATTTGGATATTCCGAACCACAAGGTTTTTGCAATTCTCCTTCCACATTAAATTTAGGAATATGATTATAGTATGTTGTTTTACCCTGCCAATCAGGAAGTAATCCATCAAATGAATCTATGCCCATACTTTTCCTTTGTTTATTAATAGTGTTTCTAGTTTCTTTGCCTTTGTGTCCATAATAATGATTAACCAATTGATACCTCCATATTTATTAGCCGTTAGTTGCTAAAGCTGCAGCATCAAATATAAGTCCTGCACCTCTAGAATCATCTAACTCAAAGACACCATAGTCTGAAGTAATAACCACCTCTGTGGCTCTCAAACTTGCATCTCTCTGCCTCTCTGTTCTAGTGTCTACAGACTTAAGAACTGCCATAGCTGACTTGTCAGCAATAACACCTGTTGCATCATCTGAAGAATCAACTGATAAGTTACCATCTTCAAATATTGACACACCATTCATAGGTCTTAGTCCACTCCAGAAGTCTTTCAAAAGATCTGCAGACCAACCACTTGATAGTTCTGCTGAACCTGATGAAGCAACTGTTGCAGCTTCTTTAGAAAGATAAGCTACTGAGTTTGGATGATGTAAAATGTAAATTTGACTACCAAATTTATTAGCTTTTGCATAAGTGATTGCTCCCTGTATGTTACTTGCTTTCATATATTTGGTTGCAGCACCAAGAGTGGTACCACCATTTAAAGAACCATACAATGAATGAACATCTGTATCTTTCTTTCTTGCCATTGCATCACCTAACTGTTTACCAATTATTGTGAATACATTGTTTTGTTGTTCACGAACAAGTTTATCAGTTAAGATAACCTTTGCTCCTACTTCACTTGCAGTAAGATCAACGGTTGTCATTCCGATTTCTTCTTCGTCAACAATGTCTTGACCATCTGTTAAATCAGATACGGTCATTTGCCCTACTTTAGGTACTGTTACCTGTTTAGCTCCTTTTGGCAAACTAAATTGCTCAATCAAAGCCATAGCAGGGGCATTGTGTTCTTCAGTATATCTAGCTGCTGCGATAATTATCTTACTCGCATTCTCTAAATTACCTGTTGTCGCTGTCTGTGCCATTACGACTACTCCTTATTTAATTAAGGTTTATAAATTTATCCAAGGCCTGCTGCTCTTCGAGCTGCTGCCTCAGT